ATGATTTTAAATCAAAGCTAAGAGGCGGCGGGGCTAGACCTAACCTCTTCAAAGCAACAATTAACTTCCCCGGCTATGCCGATGGTGATCCAGAATTGACGTCTTTCTTATGTGAAACCGCTCAATTACCTGGGTCAACACTTGGGCAGATTGTAGTTCCTTTCAGAGGAAGACAGCTCAAAATGGCCGGTGATAGAACTTTCGATGTGTGGACTGTAACTATCATCAACGATACAGATTTTGCTATCAGAAACTCAATGGAAAGATGGATGAACGGTATGAATGCTCACTCAGCAAATACTGGTCTTACTTCTCCTGTTGCGTACGAAGCTGATTTGTTAGTTGAGCAACTTGATAGGTCAGGCGACGTACTTAAGAAGTATACCTTTAGAGGATCATATCCACAGGATATGTCAGCTATCGATCTTGCTTACGCAACTAATGACGAGATCGAAAGGTTTACCGTAACGTTTGCTTATCAGTACTATGAGACAGACACCACGAGCTAAATGATAAATACTAGGAGGGCAAACAGCCCTCCTAGATTTAAAAGGAATTACAATGGCAGACAGTTTTAAATTATTTGGTTTTGAAATAAGTCGTGTAAAACCCGGCAAGAATATGAAATCCATCGTTCCTCCTACGGATGATGATGGTGCCGGTTATGTGACATCTAAAGTTGCTGGCGGCCACTATGGCACGTACATCAATATGGATGGAGACGATTCCAAAGATAACGCACAGCTTATACTTAAGTATAGAGGAAGTGCGATGCATCCAGAAGCAGATGCAGCTATCGAAGACATCGTTAATGAAGCAATCACGGCTAGCGACAAGAAGCCAGCACTTGCAATTAACTTAGATTTAGTTCCAGTTAGCGCAAGTATTAAGAAACAAATTACAGAAGAATTTGAAAAAATTTATAATATGCTTAATTTTAAAGAGTTAGGCCATGACATTTTTAGAAGATGGTATGTTGATGGAAGAATATATCATCACTTAGTTGCAGATGAAAGTAACTTGAATGCAGGTATTCAAGAAATCAGATACGTTGATTCTGCAAAAATTAGAAAAGTTAAACAAGTAAAACATAAGAAAGATCCTGTCACAGGAGCTAAGATAGTTGAGAAGGTAGATGAATTTTATATCTACCAAGAAAAACCAGGGAATCAAACAGCTGGAATAAAACTTACTTCTGATTCTGTAAGTTACTGTACTTCTGGTTTAATGGACGAGCATAGAAAGAAAGTCATTTCGTATCTTCACAAAGCTTTGAAACCAATAACTCAACTAAGAATGATGGAAGACTCTTTGGTAATCTATAGATTGGCAAGAGCTCCAGAAAGAAGAATGTTTTATATTGATGTCGGTAACTTACCAAGAGGTAAAGCCGAACAATACATGAAAGATATTATGGCAAAGTACAGAAATAAATTAGTGTACGATGCCAAAACTGGCGAGATACGTGACGATAGAAAACACATGTCGATGCTAGAAGATTTTTGGTTACCAAGAAGAGAGGGAGGCCGTGGTACTGAGATTACCACATTACCAGGGGGAGAGAACCTAGGACAGATCGAAGACGTAATATATTTCCAAAAGAGGCTGTACAGATCTCTAAATGTTCCAATGAACAGACTCGAGCAAGAACAGCAATTCTCTCTTGGAAGAGCGACTGAGATAAGTAGAGATGAATTAAAGTTTCAAAAGTTTATCGACAGAATAAGAAATAGATTTGCAAATCTTTTTTATGATATTCTTAAGAAACAGTTAATAATGAAGTCTATTATCACTGAAGAAGATTGGCAACAGTGGAATAATAAACTAAACATAGACTTTTTGAGAGATAATCATTTCGCGGAATTAAAAGAAGCCGAACTTCTTAGAGAAAAGATACAAACTTTAGATCAAATTTCGCAGTATGTAGGTGATTATTTCTCCAAAGAATATGTTCAAAAGCATGTATTAATGCTTGACGACGATCAAATTGACAAAATGGAAAAAGAAATAGCAGCAGCACAACAACAAGATGACGATCAAGGAGCAGTATAATGAGTGAAGCAACAGCTAAAGTTGAAAACGAACAAGAAGTTAATCCAATTGAAGATCTGGTGAAAGCTTCTATAGCCCAGGACTATAATAAAGCCGGAGCTATTTTTGGAGAGGTCATGACAGTTAAACTTAATGACGTACTCGATCAAGAAAAAACAAGATTGGCAGGTCAAATCTATAATGGAGAAGAAGTACCAGAAGAGCCAGAGCTCGATATTGACGGCGATGAAGAAGACGGTGCAGATGACGAAGAAGATCTTCAAGGCGCCGAAGATGACGGTGACTCAGGCGACACAGATGAAGAGGATGAGGTTGAAGCTGGATCCGAAGAAGAGTCCGATAGTGATGACGAACTCGAAGTGGGAGACGAAGAACTGGACGGACAAGAAGGGGAACGTGAAGAGTAAGCAGGTTCTAGTTGATCTAAGTAGAAAACCTTAAAAGTATAAATAAAGGTAATGGAATGAAAACTTTTTTACATTTGAGAGAACTAACTGGTAGAAAGCCAGAAGGTAAGGAAGTATATAATAAGAAGATTGGAAGAGTAACTATTAAAATCAATAAGGAACGGAATGGATTCGTTGCTTATGTAGATGGCGATAGACTCGATGTATACCGTTCTCAAAGCGAAGCCGAAAAGGCATCAAAAGAGTTTTTGAAACAATATAGAAGAATGAAGTAGGAAGAAACATGAAGCTTATATCAGAATATACCGAAAGCGATTTAGAATACATAGTTGAAGCCGACGAAAAGACCGGCAAAAAGAACTATAAAATTCAAGGTATCTTCGCTCAAGCTAATGTAAAGAATCGAAACGGTCGTATATATCCAAAGCCTATCATGGAGAAAGCTCTTGGTAGGTACATTGATACTCAGGTTTCCAAAGGCAGAGCCGTTGGAGAGTTAAACCACCCTGAAGGACCGACCGTTAATTTAGATAGGGTTTCCCACAAGATTGAAAGTCTAGAAATGGACGGTGACAATGTTGTGGGCAAGGCATCGATATTAGAAACTCCCATGGGGCAGGTTGTAAAAGGGCTGCTTGACGGTAAAGTTAATTTCGGTGTTTCGACTCGTGGTATGGGAAGTTTGAAGCAAAATGGTAACACCATGGTCGTTAATGACGATTATCTCTTAAACGCGATTGATATCGTGCAAGATCCATCAGCACCTAGTGCTTTCGTTAATGGAATAATGGAAGGAGTTGAATGGGTCTGGAATAACGGAATTATCGAAGCTCGAACAATTGAACAAATGGAGACTGAAATTAAGAAAGCTCCACGTGCTGATCTCTATGAGACTCAGGTTCGTGAGTTTAAAAATTTCCTCTCGTTACTTAAATCAAAATAAGGAGTCAAAAATGACTGATGAAAATCAAATCGAAGATCAGGATGTTGAGCTCCAAGAAGACGATGAGGAAATCTTGGAAATGCAAAAACACGATCCTAAGAATGCTGAAGCCCAATCAGTCGCAAGTGTAGACAAGGCTGGTGACGCAACTGGTACTGCAGGTAGTCGTAAGATGGCCGGTGGAACAGCTGCTGATAGCACCAAAAAAGATCCAATGCCTAAGTTAACTAAGGCAGGAATGATTAACGCAATGTATCATAAGGCGAATAAGGCTAAAAAAGCTGAAGTCGAAGCTATGTACAACAGCGTTATGAGGGATCACGTCGAGAATGAAGATGAAGCAATCATTGAAGATAAGCCTTCAATCGATTACAAAGCTGATTTCAAAGACGACCTTAAAGCTTTGGTCTCTGAAGAAGCTACACTTTCAGACGATTTTAAGGCAAAAGCAGAAACTATCTTTGAAGCTGCAATTCAATCAAAGCTTTCAGACGAGATTGATAGGCTAGAAGAAAAGTTTAATGAGGAATTAACTGCAGAAGTCGATCAGACAAAAGCAGACCTCGTAGAGAAAGTAGACAGCTATTTAAACTACGTAGTTGAAAACTGGATGTCAGAAAACAAGTTGGCGATTCAAAATGGTCTAAGAACCGAGATTGCAGAAGACTTTATGAATAAGTTGAAAGACCTATTTACAGAGTCATATATCGAGGTACCAGAAGGAAAAACTGACCTTGTTGACGAACTTGCCGGAACAGTTGATGAGCTAGAGCAAAAGCTTAATGACACAACTGGTCAAGCAATCGAAATGGCCGAGGAATTGGAAGGTTACAAACGTGAAGCGGTTATCCGTGAAGCATCAAAAGACCTAGCCGAAACTCAGGTTGAAAAGCTTAAAGGCTTGGTAGAGAATATTGATTTTGAAGACCAAGAAACTTTCGCTAAGAAAGTAGCAACAGTCAAAGAATCATACTTTACTAAGACTACAAATACTGCTAGCGGTGAAGCCGAAGTAGAAGATGGTCCAGTAGTGGAAACATCTGGTTCTATGGCATCATACCTTAGCGCAATTAAGAAAACTGCTAACAAATAACGGGAGCACTAGCTATGCAAAATACAGCATCATATGATAAGTTGATCGAAAAGTGGTCTCCAGTATTGGACGAAGAGTCAGCTGGTAAGATTACAGATCATCATAAAAAAGCCGTAACTGCAGCAATTCTCGAAAACCAAGAAATCGCACTTAGAGAAGAAGGTATGATTTCAGAGAATGCAGGAGTTCCGGCAAACTCAACCGCAAGCACTGCAAACTGGAACCCGGTCTTGATCGCACTTGTAAGACGTGCAATGCCAAACTTGATGGCATACGATGTCTGCGGCGTGCAGCCAATGTCCGGTCCAACTGGCTTAATCTTCGCGATGAAGTCAAGATATGGCGGCGGAAATACTTCATCAAGAGAAGCATTGTTCAACGAAGCTGAAACTCAGTTTTCAGGCGACAGCGCAGGAACACACGATTCCGATAATGCTTCAGGCTTGAATGTAACTAACCTAGACTCAGACTCAACTGCAGACGACGCAAGATTGACTAACATCTTCGCCGGCGGTATGCCAACTGCAGACGGAGAAGCACTTGGAGTAACCGGTGGATCAGACTTCCATGAAATGGGATTCACCATCGAAAAAGCAACTGTTACTGCTAAGTCAAGAGCACTTAAAGCAGAATACAGCTTGGAATTGGCTCAAGACCTTAAAGCAATTCATGGTCTAGACGCTGAAACTGAGTTGGCAAATATTCTGTCAACAGAAATCTTGGCTGAAATCAATAGAGAAGTTATTAGAACTATTAACTCTCAAGCTAAGACAGGCGCACTTCAAACTAACACCGCTGTTAACGGTATCTTTAACGTACAAACAGATGCCGATGGTAGATGGTCAGTTGAGAAGTTTAAAGGTTTGATTCTTCAAATCGAAAGAGAATCAAACGTAATTGCTAAAGAGACACGTAGAGGTAAAGGTAACTTTATGATCTGCTCATCTGACGTAGCATCAGCACTAGCAGCCGCAGGTATGTTAGACTATACACCTGCAATGTCAACTAACTTAAACGTAGATGACACAGGCAATACTTTTGCTGGCGTAATGAACGGCAGAATGAGAGTCTACATCGACCCGTACGCAAATACAGACTACGTAAACGTAGGGTATAAGGGTACAAATCCATACGATGCAGGTGTCTTCTATTGTCCATACGTACCATTGACAATGGTAAGAGCAGTTGGTGAGAATACATTCCAGCCAAAAATCGGTTTTAAAACCAGATATGGAATGGTATCAAACCCATTCGTCGATACAGCTTCTATGTCTGGAAGAGACGGATTAGCTGCTGTTAAAACTAATCAGTACTACAGAATTTTCAGAGTTGATAATATTCTTGGTGCATAATTAGATTTAATGCAAAAAATCACTGGGGTCGGTTCGCCGGCCCCTTTTTTTGCTTACAAACGATATAAATAGATACATGGCGAACCTTACAAAAAATTTCAATTACTTACAACCTACTAATTTTAAGGCAGTAATTGATAGACAGAATTATCCAAATTTAGAGTTTTTCGTTCAGGACTTTACACACCCTGGCGTCATTATGAATCCAGTTGAGATGAACTATAAGAAGATAGCATCTGTACCTTTCATTGGTGATAAGTTAACATACAACGAGCTGTTAATAAATATTATATTAGATGAAGACATGAAATCGTATACTGAAATGCATAACTGGATGAGAAGAGTTCTAGATCAGGATATGACAACTCCGATAGATAGATTTAAAGCTAAGACTGAAAAGCCACCGGCTGAATCAGATATAACTTTATCTATTTTATCGAGTCATAATAATCCAATAAAAAGAATTCAATACGTTAACTGTATACCTATTGCTTTAACTGACATACAATTCGCTTCTACACAAGGAGGAGAAGCTTTTATAACGTTTGGTGCTTCTTTTAGATTTACTTATTTTAACTTGCTTACTAAGAATACGACTGGACAATTTGTAGATTCGTTTAACGTTACTGGAACTGTTGGTTCATAAGAACCTTATATATAATTTAAACATGATGGAAACAAGATGATTGACTTAAACCAAGTCCACGAGATGTGGCAAAAAGATAGTGTTATCGATAATCACTCGTTAGATGACACCTCTAGAAATACTCCCAAATTACATTCAAAATATCTTCAAATGTGGTCTGAAGCTAAATTATCTCTCAAGAGAGCAGAGTTTGAACAGAAAAAACTTTTGAAAGATAAGTGGCTTTACTATAATGGAAAAATGGATAGAGAAACTTTAGAAGAAAAAGGATGGGAACCAGATCCATTTGATGGATTAAAAATATTAAAAGGAGAAATGGATTACTATTACGATAGCGATCCTGAGATACAAAAATCAGAAGAAAAAATTCAATATTGGAAAACTACTATTGATACATTAACAGAAATAATAGATAATTTAAAATGGCGGCACCAGACTATATCGAACATAATCAAATGGAAACAATTCGAATCCGGAAACTAAATCACGCGACTTTATTTTTAGAATGCGATCGAAGCATAAGTGCAGAACTTAGAGAGTTCTTTTCTTTTTACGTCCCTGGCTACAGGTTCATGCCGGCGTATAAGAACAGAATGTGGGACGGAAAGATTAGACTATACAATCAAATAACTGGAGAACTTCCAGCTGGTCTTTGGCCACAAGTATTATCTTTTGCTGAAAGCAGAGAATACGAAATAGATATTGAAGAAACTGAATATGGAAGTCCAAACGAAGGTAATCCAGTAAACGCAGACTTTATGATGAAGTTCATAGAAGCTTTAAAGTTACCTTTTGAAATAAGAGACTATCAGTTTGATGCCGTGTGTACTGGAATACAAAGAAAAAATTCAATATTATTATCACCTACTGGTTCAGGTAAGTCTCTCATAATTTATGTTCTTGCAAGATGGTTGTTATGTTCACTTGAAGAGAAAAAGCAAGATATATTAATTATTGTACCAACTACTTCTTTGGTTGAACAGATGTACAATGATTTTAAAACTTATGGATATGACGTTGATAGGCACTGCCATAGAATATATTCTGGAAAAGATAAGAACACTTATAAGAGAATTGTTATTAGTACGTGGCAGTCAATATATAAATTTCAAAGAGACTGGTTTGCAAGATTTGGAGCAGTATTTGGAGATGAATGCCATGGATTTAAGTCTAAGTCATTAACAACTATTATGAATAAATGTACCGAAGCAGAGTATAGATTTGGAACTACCGGTACTCTAGATGGAGCACTAACTCATGAACTCGTATTACAAGGATTATTCGGTAAAGTATACCGCGTTACCAGCACAAGAGCCTTACAAGATAACGATACGCTCGCTAAGTTACACATTAGAAGAATCGTCCTCGAGTACGAAGACAAGACGAGAAAAGAATTTGGAAAGAAAACTTACCAAGAAGAAATAGAACACATAGTAACTTACGAAAAAAGAAATAAGTTTATAAGAAATCTAACTTTAGACTTGAAGGGAAATACACTAGTCCTATATAATTATGTAGAGAAACATGGAAAGCCACTACATAAACTTATAACGGAGAAAGCACATGAAACTCGCAAGGTTTTTTTCGTGTCTGGACAGACTGAAACTTCTGACAGAGAAGCAATTAGAGGTATTGTGGAAAAGCAGAGGAATGCCATTATAGTAGCTTCACTCGGTACGTTTAGTACAGGTATAAATATAAGGAACCTACATAATATCGTATTCGCTTCTCCATCAAAATCGCAGATACGAGTACTACAAAGTATTGGAAGAGGATTAAGGAAAACAGATGATGGTAAAGAAACAACTCTTTATGACATTGTTGACGACATATCTTGGAAGTCTCGCAAGAACTTTGGTATCTTGCATGCAGATGAAAGACTTAGAATATATGGTCGAGAAAAATTTAACCATAAAACTTATAAAGTAAAGTTATGAAAAATATAAAGCAATTTAAACTTACTAATAACGAAGAAATAGTTTGCGAAGTCTTGGAGTGGGATACTCAAGACGAGATCGCCGATATTCTTATAAGCAAAACTCTTAGAATAGTAACTGTAGAAGACTACGCTAGAGGATATAAGTTTTTTGCTTTTAGACCTTGGTTATCTTTTACTGAAGATCCAGAGTCTTTACAAACTCTTAATTCATCTCATGTTGTTGTTGCCTCCAATCCTTCGCCCGATCTTTTAAAGCATTACAAAGCTTGTATATACTCGATAAGGGCAGATTTAAAAAATAGCAATAAGAAGAGAAAAGCTTATATCAATACGGACGAAATAGCGCACGCAGTCGAAGAACTGACAGAAGAAGAGATGGACCAGTTTTTAGCTGAAAAGTACGGCCACATGGTACGTGAGGACGACTTCGATCCAGATTCTGATTTAGGCACTAATATCATTCCGTTTAAGCCAAAGGGTACGTTGCATTAAAAAGGTATATTCCTCCCTCCCCATACTACTCTTATATTCTATCATAAAAATGGGCGTTTGTAAACAAGTATTTTCACGTTTGAAAGAAAAAAATAATCATTTACATTTACACTTTTTTGGTGTATAATATATTATGAAAGGTGGTAAAAATGGCACGTAAAAAAAGCATTCACTACGTTAATAATGCTCAGTTTTCGTCAGCTGTTGTAGACTATGTTACTATCGTAGAACAATCTCGTAAAGACGGGACCGAAATTCCAAAAGTACCAGACTATATAGCGCAATGTTTTTTAAGAATTGCGGAAGGTTTATCTCATAAATCTAATTTTATTCGTTATACTTATCGCGAAGAAATGGTAATGGATGCGGTAGAAAATTGTTTGAAAGCTATTGGTAACTATAACTTAGAAGCAGCAACAAGAACTGGAAAGCCAAATGCATTTGCATACTTTACGCAGATAACTTGGTACGCATTTTTAAGACGTATTACAAAAGAAAAGAAACAACAAGAAATCAAACTTAAATATCTTACAAAATCTGGAGTCGAAAACTTTATTGACGTTGATATGTCTCAAGGTGATGTCGGTCAACAAGTAGCAACACACTTTGTCGATACGTTAAGAGACAGAATTGAAAGAGTTAGATCTACTGATAGTGAGATTAAAGAACTCGTAAAAGAAGAAAAGAAAAGAAAAAGGACTAAAGTAGCTGATTCAGACTTAAGTGAATTCATGGCATGAAGATAGCAATACTAAATGATACCCATTGTGGTATACGTAACTCATCAGAAATATTCTTAGCAAATGCAGAAGATTTCTACTCAAAGATATTTTTTCCGGAATGCGATAAAAGAGATATTAAACAAATATTGCATTTAGGAGATTATTATGATCACAGAAAGTTTATAAACTTCAAAGCACTTAATCATAATAGAAGAGTATTCTTAGATCAAGTTAGAAAGCGTGGTATGTCTATGGATATTATTCCTGGGAATCACGATACTTATTTTAAGAACACTAATGAACTTAACTCTTTAAAAGAATGTTTAGGTCATTACATGAACGAAGTCCATATTATTATGGAACCTACTGTCATGAAATATGATTCTTTAAAAATAGGATTGGTACCGTGGATATGTAATGATAACTACGATCAATGCATGACTTTTATTAAAGAATGTCAAGCAGATTGGATTGGCGCTCATCTGGAACTTACAGGATTCGAGATGATGAGAGGTATTACTAACGTTCATGGTATGAATCCAAAGATCTTTAAAAGATTTGAAATGGTTTTATCAGGTCATTTTCATACGTCGTCTAGAAAAGATAATATATGGTACTTAGGTAATCCTATGGAGTTCTTTTGGAATGACGCGCATGATCCAAAGTACTTTCATATTTTAGATACTGAAACTCGTGAGATAGAAAGAATTAGAAATCCTCATACTATCTTCGAAAAAGTATTATATGACGATGAAAAAAATGATTATAGTACTTTTGACGTGACTAAGTTTAATAAAAAGTTTGTAAAAGTTATTGTGATAAATAAGACTGATCCTTTTACTTTCGATAGATTTATCGACAATATTCAAAATCAAGAGATATATGAACTAAAGATTGCTGAAAACTTTAACGAGTTTATGGGAACTAATGTTGAAGAAGAAAACATGAACTTTGAAGATACAGCAGAAATAGTAGACTCTTATATTGAAGCAGTTGATACAGATCTAGATAAGAATAAAATTAAAGTTCAAATGCGAGAACTTATGACTGAAGCACAGGCAACTGAAATAGCATGATTATATTTAAAACTATTCGTTATAAAAACTTTTTGTCCTCAGGTAATAGCTTTACAGAAATAGAACTTAATAGAAATAAGTCTACACTTGTTGTAGGTCAAAATGGAGCTGGTAAGTCCACTATGTTGGATGCGTTATCATTTGCTTTATTTGGTAGACCTCATAGAAATATCAACAAAAGTAAACTCGTAAATTCTATTAATCAAAAACAATGCGTAGTAGAAGTTAAATTTACTATTGGGCAATCTAATTTTCATATCATTAGAGGTATAAAACCAACTATCTTTGAGATATGGAAAGATGGCATGATGATTAACCAATCTTCTCATGCCAATGAATATCAAAAGATCCTCGAGTCTAACATCTTGAAACTCAATCACAAGAGTTTCCATCAGGTCGTTGTTCTAGGTTCTTCCTCCTTCATTCCTTTTATGCAACTTAATGCTGGAAATCGTAGGGATGTTATCGAGGATCTTTTAGATATTAACATTTTTTCAAAGATGAATGTTATCTTACGAGAAAAGAACGGTATCTTAAAAGAAAAGATGAAAAGAGTTGGTCACGATATAGAGTTGATAAAATCTAAAATTGATCAACAAACAAAATACATTAGAGATATTACGGCACTAACAGAAGAGAATAGAAAAGAATATGAACATCGGATATCTGGAACGCAGAATAGCATCGATGAATTACAGGCTGAGAATAGTAAGCTTAGCTTGGGTCTCGACGACGCTATTAAAGAAACCGAAAAAAGGATGGACACTTTACAGGATAGGAGGCAGGGGTTATTACTCAGAAGTCAGGATGCGCAAACGAGGATTTCCGACGTCGATACCCGCATCTCTTTTTTCGAAGAGAATGAGACGTGTCCCGTATGCGACCAAGCCCTGGCAGACGGGCATAAACGTTCTATACTCAGCCAGTGCGAAGAAGAGAAAGATCGCAATAAAACAACGCTTAAGTCTATTGGAAAAGAAGGAACGGGCGTGGAAGCGGAGATTACAGAGACCAGCCGCATATTACTATCGCTTCGAGATAAAGTATCTAAACTCTCTGAAAACAACAGGGAGATCTCATCATTACAGCGTAATATAGCTGACTATAGAAAATATTTAGATAAAGATGTTTCTGCTGATCTAAACACAGCAAAAAAAGAACTAACTGATCTAAATCAAAATAAAGAAGATATGTTTGAAGAAAAGCTTATGGTATCTGAACAGTTTAATTACAATGGTGTCATAGCTGAAATGTTGAAGGATACTGGAATTAAAACTAAGATTATTAAACAATATCTGCCAGCCATCAATAAATTAGTTAATCAGTATCTTCAAGTACTTGACTTTTACGTTCAGTTTGATTTAGATGAAAACTTTCAAGAAACTATTAGGTCAAGGCATAGAGATGATTTTATCTATGAATCATTCAGTGAAGGTGAAAAGCAAAGAATAGACCTATCACTACTGTTTACGTGGAGACAAATAGCCAAGATGAAAAATTCAGTGGCTACTAACTTATTAATGCTAGATGAAACATTTGATTCATCATTAGATCATGATGGTATTGAAAACTTATTGAAGATACTTAATATGCTTGACGATGATACAAATACTTTTATCATATCGCATAAGGGAGACATCTTAGATGGAAAGTTCGAGTCAAAAATAGAATTCGTAAAAGATCGTAATTTCTCTAAGATGAAAAATTAAATGTTTACAAACACTAAAAAATATTATATAATATACTATCAAAATGAAAAAGGAAAGGTTTGTCATGGAACTAAGTGAAAATACCCTACAAGTTCTTAGGAACTTCTCTGGCATTAATCAAAACATGATGATTAGGTCAGGGTCTACTATTAAGACTATCAGTGAAGCTCGAAACGTAGTAGCTCGAGCTGATGTTACAGAAGAATTCGCCAAAGATTTTGGAATCTATGATTTGAATGAATTTATTGGCGTTATTGGACTAGTGAATCAACCTAGTCTAGCTTTTGAAGATGAATATGTCGTCGTTGCTGATGCAAGTGGAAGATCTAAAGTAAAATACTTCTATGCAGCTGAAGAAACTTTGACTTCGCCTTCAAAAGATGTTACTATGCCAGAGCCAGATGTTAAGTTTACTCTAGACAACGATACTCTAAATCGTCTAAAGAAAGCCGCTTCTACTCTTGGTCATAATGAAGTATCAATTCAGGCTAAAGATGGTGTACTAAGTTTGTCAGTTGTTGAGAACCAAAACGCCACGTCTAATGCCTATTCAATTGATATTGACGGCGAGTTTAAACAGGACGCTGTTTTTAACTTTATATTGAGTATTTCTAATCTTAAGATCCTCCCTGGTGATTATGATGTAGAGATCTCTTCTAAACTAATCACGCAATTCAAGCATAAAGGTATGCCATTGACATATTGGATTGCGCTTGAAAAATCTTCAACTTACGGAGCATAACGTTATGTCGCAAAATATTGAGCAATTGAAAGACCTTACTAATAAGGCATCTAGAAGTACAGTAGCTGTTATTGATGCTGTTACTCAGAGAGGTGGATTCAAAGGTGAAGAACTATCCACCATTGGAGCACTAAGAGATCAGTGCATCCAAATTATTCAGCTGTCTGAACAGATTCAGCAGGAAGAAGCAATGAAAGATTCTAGTGAACAATCTGCACCAGAAGAAGAATCAAAGGCTTCTAAAAAATAGTTTACGTAATGTGTGAATTTTATTATTATTTGTTATGGAGAATACGTAAATGTCAAAAGACTTTTTATGGGTCGAAAAGTATCGGCCTACTAAAATACAAGATTGCATATTAGATGAGTCACTTAAGCAAACCTTCCTTAAGATAGTCAAAAACGGTGAACTACCTAATATGTTACTTACCGGCTCTGCTGGTCTAGGTAAAACAACAGTGGCTCGAGCTCTATGTAATGAGCTCGGGCTAGACTATATTTTAATCAACGGTTCTGAAGAAGGTAATATCGATACCTTAAGAACTAAGATTAAACAATTTGCTTCGTCCGTTTCTTTACAAGGTGGAATAAAGGTTGTTATTCTTGACGAAGCTGATTATCTAAATCCACAATCTACTCAACCAGCTCTTCGTGCTTTTATTGAAGAGTTTTCCAATAACTGTAGATTTATTCTTACATGTAATTTTAAGAACCGTATCATTGAACCACTACATTCTCGATGTGGTGTGTATGAATTTAATATCGGTGATAAGGCTACACTGTGTGGCGAGTTTATGACACGTTGCCAGATAATTCTTACTGATGAAGGCGTTTTATGTCTTGACAATCAAGTGCTCGCCGACATCATTATGAAACACTTTCCTGATTGGAGGCGTGTCCTTAATGAACTTCAAAGATTTGGTATCGCCAACGGTTGTATAGATAAAAGTATCTTAGTAAATATTTCTGATACTAATTACGATAATCTTTTCACTTATTTGAAAAATAAAGATTTTAAAAAGATGCGTAATTGGGTTGTAAATAATATAGATACAGATGCAAGCGCAATTTTTAGAGCAATTTACGATAGAATGTCAGACAAGGTATCACCTCAGTCTATTCCTCAGCTCGTCTTAATCTTAGCTGATTATCAGTATAAAAATGCGTTTGTGGCCGATCACGAACTTAATGTAGTAGCTTGTTTAACGGAGGTAATGTCAGATGTACAATTCAGCTAATCTTACTTTATACACTCAAAATAACTGCGCCTATTGTAATATTATGAAACAAAAACTTCTTGAATGGGGCTTTGAGTACAGGGAAGTTAACTTAAGTTATGATTTACAAGGTCGAAGTTTTATGAAAGAGATGAAACTAAGAACCGTCCCACAACTGTTTCGTGATCGTACTCATCTTAATAAAAACGTTGACACGGTAGACTTTACAAAACAACGGCTGTTAGAAGAATTAGACTTTGATAATTATCAAGGTGGAGTTGAGTCTTGGGCGTGAAGAGCGCCGCAATAGTTGGTGCTGGAGTCGCTGGAATTACAACCGCGTATTTCTTAGCCAAAGAAGGATACAAGGTCAAAGTTTACGATCCTAATGGTATAGCATCTCAGTGTAGTTACGCTAATGGCGGTCAACTTTCTGTATGCAATGCAGAAGTTTGGAACTCTTATAGTAACATAGCTAAAGGTATAAAATGGTTGACTCAAGCAGATGCTCCTCTTGCTTTTAGACCTGATCATTGGTCATGGCCAAAAATAAAATGGATCGCAGGATTTATTGGTGCTACTATTACTAACTCATACGATAAAAATACTAGAAAGACTATAGAATATAGCTTAAGATCTCGTGAATTGATGGAAGAACTAGTTAAGGAACTTAATTTAGATTATCATCAAAATGAATGTGGTATATTACACATATATAAAAATGAAAAATCATGGAATAAAGCTAGAAAGACTTTAGATAAGTTTAAAGATACAGGTTGGGGCAGAGTAAAAGTTGCTACAGATAATTTAGCTGGAAAGTATAACATTTATTCTAAAGATATTGTAGGTGCTACTTATACAGAAGAAGATTCGGTTGGAGATATTTACACCTTTTGTAATGAATTGTCCAAAATGTTAAAAGATAAGTATGACTATTCAGTAGTTGAATTAGGTGTAAACATAAAAGATTTACCTAACTTACAAAAAAAATTTGATGAAGTTATTATATGCGCAGGAGCATACACTTCAAAATTAGTACCAAGTTTAAACATATATCCTATCAAAGGTTATTCTATAACTTATACAGGCAGAGATGCTGAGGACGCGCCATGGACGTCTATATTAGATGATGATGCTAAGATAGTGGCATCGCCATTTAGTAATCTAACTTTTAGAGTAGCAGGGACTGCTGAACTTGCTGGTTGGAATCACAGTGTAAGACAAGACAGAATCAAACCTTTAGTTGATTGGGTACATAATAATACATTTATAGATAGTGAAAATTATAAAAGATGGGCCTGTTTAAGACCTATGACTCCAGACATGTTACCTATAATTACTAAAGTAAAAGGATTGTGGATTAATAGTGGTGCTGGACATTTAGGCTGGACCATGGGAATGGCATTAGCAGAAAAGATTACAAATGGTATATTCAAAAGTTAAAAAAATTTTAGATAAAGAAATCAATAGACAAAACACTACGATTGAACTAATTGCTAGTGAAAATTTCGCTAGTCAAGCTGTAATGGATTTATGTGGCAGTGTTTTTACAAATAAGTACGCAGAAGGATACTCAGGTAAAAGATATTATAATGGTTGTAAATATATGGATGAGATTGAAGATCTTGCAACTGAGGCTGTAACTTCTTTATATGAATGTAAATTTGCAAACGTACAACCACACTCAGGCGTAAACGCAAACACAGCAGTATATCAAGCTCTTATGAAACCGGGCGATGTTATTATGGGAATGGATTTGGCGAGTGGTGGACACTTATCTCATGGCGCTCCTCCGACACTAAGTGGTAAAGTTTACAATTCGGTAACTTATGGTGTAGATGAAGATGGTTTGTTAAACTATGAAGAGATTCGTGCTTTGGCAAAAGTAAGTAGACCAAACGTAATTGTAGCAGGTGCAAGTGCATATCCTAGACAGATAGATTGGAAAGCGTTCAAAGATATTGCAGATGGTGTAGGAGCTTTCTTAGTAGCAGACATGGCACACTATTCTGGATTGGTTGCTGGTAAAGTTTATGATTCACCTTTGCCTTATGCTGATGTTGTGACAAGTACTACTCATAAAACATTAAGAGGTCCACGTGGTGGAATGATATTGTGGAATAATCCAAATTATTCGAAAAAAATAAACAGTTCAATATTCCCTGGTACTCAAGGTGGTCCTTTAATGAATATCATAGCAGCTAAAGCGCAGTGTTATTTAGAAGCTCTTGAGGATTCTTTTAAAGTTTATTCAAAAAACGTTATTGATAATGCTAAAGCCATGGCACAAACATTTGAAGAAAATGGATTACCAGTATTAACAGGCGGTACTGATAGTCATATCATATTAATTGATTTAAGCAAGAGTAAAATTAGCGGTAGAGAAGCTGCTGATAAGTTAGAAGAAAATGGAATAACAGTTAACAAAAATGGTGTACCTAACGATCCACGTAATTTTATAGAAACAAGTGGTATAAGAATAGGCACAGCAGCAGAAACAACTAAAGGCCATGATAAAAAATGGTTTACAAATTTAGCAAAAAGGATTATAATAATATTAAATGGTT